ATGCTTGAAAATCTTCCAAAAAAGTTGTATTATAGTGATCACCAACCGAGTAGTTGGGATTGGCATGATCACATAATAGTAAAACTTTAGAATGAGCAGTTGTAAATTAGTAATAAAAGATGAAGTGAACGTAAAGTTCGAGAACCTTAGCCTCGAATGGCGAAAAAGGTTATCTAATAAATTCAAATATGAAATACCATACGCAAGACATTTGCCTGCTGTGAAACTGGGCAGATGGGACGGTAAGGTCAGTTTCTTTGGTCTCGGAGGAACAACATACCTGAACCTAGTTGATCAAATACTTCCTATACTAGACGAAGGCGGAGTGTATATAGATGTTGAGGATAAAAGAGAACAACACAATTTTGAATTCAAACAAGTAGACAAAAATTATCTATCGCACATCACTTGGCCAGAAAATCATCCGGCCGCGGGACAACCAATAGTATTAAGAGACTATCAAGTGGAAACAATAAACAAATTTATTGAACATCCACAAAGCATACAAGAGATCGCCACTGGTGCAGGTAAGACTATTATTACAGCGGCACTGTGCCAACTGGTCGAACCATATGGCAGGACACTTACAATCGTTCCAAACAAGAGTCTAGTAACACAAACCGAAGAGGACTTTCTTGCTTGTAATTTAGATGTTGGTGTGTACTACGGCGACAGGAAAGAACTTGGACGTTTTAACACTATAGCAACATGGCAATCATTAAACGTGCTTGAAAAGAAAAGTAAAGACGAACACACAACAGATTTTCTGGAAGCAATACAAGGCATTAACACAGTAATAATAGATGAGGTGCACATGGCTAAAGCAGATGTGCTGAAGAGATTGTTGACCGGACCATTTGCACACTGTGGCATACGTTGGGGGCTGACCGGCACTGTGCCTAAAGCGGACTACGAGTTCATGGGTTTGAAATGCAGTATTGGTGACGTGTCAAACAGGATACAGGCAAGTGAACTACAAGACAAGGGTGTGTTAGCAAACTGCCACGTGAATGTATTACAGACCCAGGATCATCCACAGTTCAAGACATACGGAGAGGAACTAAAATGGCTAACCACAGACAAGACCAGGATGAAGTGGGTGGCAAACACAATCAAAGACATATCGAGTTCAGGAAATACACTGATACTAGTTGATAGGATCTCCGCAGGGGAGATATTAGAAGAGCAGATCGATGATGCGGTGTTCGTGTCGGGATCAACTAAAAACACAGACAGAAAGGAACAATATGATGAAATATCTACTGCAACAAATAAAGTTATCATTGCCACATATGGAGTTGCCGCTGTTGGTATTAATATTCCTAGGATTTTTAATCTTGTTCTCATAGAGCCAGGAAAGTCGTTTGTCAGGGTAATACAATCAATAGGGCGTGGCATCAGGAAAGCCGCGGACAAAGACAGTGTCCAGATATGGGATATTACCAGCAGTTGCAAGTTTGCAAAAAGACACCTCGGACAAAGGAAAAAGTTTTACAAAGAGGCAAATTACCCGTATAATATAGAAAAGATAAATTATGAAAATCCTTACACTGGAAAATAAAACATACTCACTTGAGAAGATACCGGAGTGGGTGGATGACAAACTTAGATTTGCTGTGCTTGACAATTCAGATCCTGCCAATCCAGACTTCTTCTACATACCTTTAATTTTTCTAGAGAGCTTCAATGCTCCGGCGGCAGTGTTGGAGATAGGATCTCACAAGATAAAAATGCCACTGGATTGGAAGATGCTAATAGGTGAAGCCGGACAATCTGAGATGCACGTGTTACCAATTACAAGCCTCAACGACAGAGGTTTTGATGCTTTCACATTCAATCCGTTATCGAGTCCAAAACCGGACTTCTACCCAATTGATGTTGTAGACATCTACACCGAAGTGAAATGGTATTTTCCTAAGATCAAGTCAGGACAGATGTTGGCAGTGCCATTACAAAATGGGCCGAAACCGATGTGTGCCTACTTTGTCAAGGACATTTCGAGACAATGTGAACAGGTGGACTATGGCTCGGTTTGGTAGAAGGTCAATCACAATAGAAGCACCTGTCATGATCACAAGTGATAAAATTGCAGTATGGATGGATGAAAGATGGATGCACGACTTTTTTGACTTCATACATTTACACAAAGTCAAACTTTCAGGTTTACAACACAAACAAAGGAAATTAAAATTAACATTTGTAACGCCAAAAGAATGTACAATGTTTGGACTAAAATATGCCGGCAGAAAAAAATAGAAAATTTTTTGATTTAAGGAATGGGCTCAAAGCAGTAGACTTCCGTAACAAGGACTATTTTGACAGGATAGATGACAAAGAGAAGTCTTTGTATTCTCCATACATGCTGATGAGATACGTATCAAGCACATCATCAAAGGATAAGTTCTTTGTTGAACACTACGTAGAAATGGTCAATGAATGTGTCAACAAACACTGTTTCACACTAGGCAAACACAAGAAACTTTTATGGATACTAACTGCCATGTGTGGTGCACTGCAACAACAATTCCATCCATGGATTAAACCAATGAAACGTGTACCAAACAAGAGTCTTAAAAAATTACAACAGATATATCCGACTTGGAAAGAAACGGACTTGGAGACATTAGATAAAATTATAACAGACAGAGAACTAGAAGAGCTGATAGAAGCACATGGCGTCGACGAATAAATGTACATACTGTGGCAAAGAATTTGCAAAGGCAAGGACACTGCAAGTGCACCTGTGCGAACCTAAGCGTAGATACCTGCAACGTGATGAGAAGTGGGTTGTGAATGCATTCATGGTGTTCCAAAGGTTTTATCAGATACACCAACACAATTCCAAACCTAAAACTTATGACGACTTTGTAAAAAGTGCATACTACAATGCATTTGTGAAGTTTGGTAGATTCATTATGCACATCAACCCTTTGTATCCAGACAAGTACATAGACTATGTTTTACAATCAAAAGTGAAATTGGATCATTGGTCAAGGGATGATCTTTATGAGATGTATCTGATTGAAGCATTAAAGAAGGAGCCTGTTGAGGCCGCACTACAAAGAAGCATAGCAACAATGATGGACTGGGCGACAGAACAAAATGCACAATGGTCAGACTACTTCAGACTTGTTAACACCAACAGAGCGGTGGCACACATACAGCAGGGCAAGATAAGTCCATGGTTGTTGTTAGGTTGCAACGCAGGAAAAAAAATGTTAAAATCACTTAACGACGAACAATTACAGATGATAGAAAAATTTATACACACAAGTTTCTGGCCAAGCAAGTTGAAAAGTTATCCAGCGGATCTCATGTTGGTGCAGGACACAGCAAGGGAGGCCAAAATTGTCTAAGATTGATTTACAAATTGCAGATAATTTAGAGTTTGAAGACGGTGATATAGCAATCACAATCAAACAAGACGGATCAATAGGAAAAGTAATATTACCTAAGATGGATTTGAAAACACAGAACAGTGCAGGATACAGAGCGATGCTAGATATTGTAGATTTACTACAACCTGGATCCAAAGAAGAATTCATTAAACATAATAAAAAAGAGAAAGGGAGTGTACACTGATGTTTTACATTCGAAAATTTTTAACAAAGAATAACTTACTTGGCATAGTGTATATAGGCGTATTCATATACCTACTAGCACTTCTTTTAAATAATTTACAAGGAACAATATAATGCCTGACGTAGATATTGATTTCTTCGACAGAGACAACACTTTGAAATTATTCAGGCACACGCCTGCTTCAATTATCAAGGAAGGCAAAACTGAAAAACACAAGACAGGAGTGTACTTCCATGCGGTGCCAGAACATCCAGTTACAGGACATGCCACTCTAGACTACAAAAAAGCAGAGGAAAGAGGCTACTTCAAGATAGACTGTTTGAACGTGAACATATACAAAGATGTCAAATCAGAACAGGAACTGGTTGAACTGATGATACAGGAACCAGACTGGGACATGCTGAAGGATCCAAAGACAGTGGAAAACCTTTTCCACCTAAATGGCCATTTCAACATAGTGTCCAAACTCAAACCGGAAACCATAGAACAACTTGCGGCTGTATTGGCTATAATACGTCCTGCGAAGAGACACCTGATGCACAAGGACTGGGTAGACATAATGAAAGAGGTTTGGGTCAAACCCACAGATGGGTCATACTTCTTCAAGAAATCACATGCTGTTGCGTATGCACAAGCAATAGTTGTTCAGATGAATCTTATCTCAAAAGATAAATATAATTTTGATGCAACATCAAAAAACTAAAAAAAGAATCAAAAAAAAATCCAAAACAAAATCCAAGTCTTCGCTTCGTTCAGAGAGTAACAGTTATCAGCCGGATAGTCCTTTAACAGGTCACTATCTTACAACAGGTGCTATACTTCCTGAAAAAAAAGACTAGGTAGGTCTTCGTACTAATTGGATGGTACGTCTCTTCACCCGTTTCTTTGAAATATCTGAGAGTTTGACAGTGGGGCCGTGTACTATCTCAACATCCTTTGAGTTAAGAGTTATAAGAGTTGTACGAAAATATTTGAATTCGCCCTTTAGGAATATGTTAATTGGTAATTTACGATTTGACTCATGCCACCAAGTTTCTCCACATTTCAGAAATCTCATCTTATCCTGTGGCATCATAAGCCTGCCGTAGTCATAGAAACTGATAACGTTTATGTCCTCATTCTGCACAATGCCCACGTACTCCAAATCACCCTTTCTAATCAGGCTCAAAAATGGGAACTTGTCCCTTAGTGTGTTAAAAATCTCGTTCATTCTATATCTATAAATACTGTTAAATATGTATTATGCAAACAGTTTCAAGGTATTTACTATCACAATTGGTAATAGCCAATGTAAGTGGTTTTCACGGGAGGAATTCAAAAGTGTACGATAGACGTTTAACACTGCATAGAGGGGTATCAAACCCAGTAAACTTTACGTTTAAGAACGAGGACCAGAAGGCACAGGACATCACATCGAAGACCTATGAGTTCAACATGATCGATTCAGAAAGCAAAAAAGCAGTCATTACGAAGACATTGACCGTACTTGATGACGGATCTACAGTGAGTACCAAAGGTGACGCAAGTTGCACAATCACAGAAGGCGATCTTCTACCGCTAGATGCAAAGTTCTATAACTTTGCTGTTAGAGAAGTTAAAGCCGATAATAGCAGAGAGATAACATATTCAGACACAGGCTATGCGGCGGCAGGCACAGTAGAAATATTAGATGGTGCTTATCCTGAATTTTTGCCAAGCACAAATGTTTCTACTTTTACCACAGGTGGTCCACTGGCTTATGTGTCTGGCAACATAGATGCTAGGCCTGGTATAAACAACAATAAAGCATTACACACAATCGCCGTTTACACAAAAAACTTTTCAGG